ACGGCCATAAGTTTTTGTTCTTGTTCTTTTACTGCTTCTTGTGCATCAGCAATAACGTCTGTCATTGTTTTTTTCCTTTTTTGTAGGGGATTTTTGCACCGGACTTTCTGGCTTCGTTAAGGCTTGCAGCTATTGATTGGCTTTTTGAGTGTCCAGATTTTTCCATTTCTGCTATGTTTTTTCCTATGGTTTTTTTACTGCGGCCTTTGGCTAACGGCATTTTTTCATCTCCTTTTCAATGAAGTCCACCACTTTTTGTTGTTTACCGAGTTTGATTGCATTTAGGGGCGACAGCATCCCAAACGATGGGTGGATGGTGTTAAACCATTCCCAGGTTTTTTTTGTATCACCGCGAAAATGGTTTTTTACTTTATCAAAATAAGTTTGGTCGATCATAGGCCAAAAAGACCCGCACCATGGATGAATGCGGGTAGCACAAGGTCATCGTTAATATGCGCTTCCTTTTCCGCCATTGCTGTTTGGGGCGGGCATTTTAGGTTCAAGCTGGACATTTCGTTTTTCTGCTTTCATTTGGGTCGGCGGACGAGGAGTATTCGCAAGGTCTGACATATCATGGTAGCCCATCATTTTTGTCATTTCGTCTACGTTTCGTTTTTGCCATGAAGGCATGCAGTAGCTTTCATTTTCCACTGCCCCGCTAACACCGTCTGCATTGCTGTAATTTGCCATGAAAATCTCCTTACGCTGCGGCACGCAGTAATTGATAATTGAATATGCAATCGTTACCAGGGTCTGCGCTGAATGTAATTGTCAGTGTGTCCAAAGTAACAACGGCCTGCAAGACAGTCACATTGTTTGTGCCATTGTCCACAACCTGGACAAAGGCAAGGTCAGTCGCGGCCGCACCTGTTACTGTGAATGCCTCGCTTGCTGCACCGCCTACCGTTGTCGGTTGGCCTGCAAATTTTACGATATGACTTGGTGTAATGCCGGCCGCCAGTTTTGCTAGGGTCACATTGGCATTTAAAATTTTTGCCGTTGTGATAGCATTGTTCGCTATCGTCAAGGCCCCAGTGTTTGCCATGGTCGCATCGCCGGACATGGCTACATCGGTTGCAATGTTGCCTGCACTGCCAACAAAAATATGGCCGCTTGCCAAGGCAGTTTGTAAAATGTCTGCGGATGCAATGCCTGAATCTGCAAGGTTGCCGCCAACACTATCAAACTCTGCCAAGTTACCAACAACGGTAGGCAATGTCACACCTGGTACGAACACAAAAGCATCTAATGAGGTAAAGTCAGTGGAGATGGTAAAAAACCCCCAGCCGTCACTTGCATAGACCAGTACCATATCAGATACCGCCCATTCAAACGGGCCTGCATTTATTTCAATTATATTGTCGGCTTCATCGGTCAGATAACCGGCTGTTCCAACTTCCGCCAAGGTGTTTGTTGAGACAATCCTAACAATAGAGGGATTAGGGCCCCAGTCTCGTGTAATTGATGTAATTGACATATGATCATCGCTCCTTGATAAGTCAATATATTTCCTTTAGTCAAGATTGTAGCATGTTCACATATTGACGCAAGAGAAGGACGAAGACTGACAAAAATAATCAAGGCGCGATAATAGGTCGCGCCTTTGATAAGGAAGGACCATATGAAAAAACAGGGAGTATTTTCATATAGAAACAGAACAAGTATATGTCAATTAAAACGGGATATCATCCGAAAAATCTTGCGGGACATCCGCATTTGCATTAGCCGTTCCTGTTTGTATGGTCACTTCACCTTCGGCGCGGACATAATCGACAACCACATTTTTTGCTTTGTAGACGCCGCCGTTTGGGTTTGGCTTTTCAGGTTCAATTTTAATAACAACAAGCCCCCCTGACTTATGATTAAATTGAAAAGCGGATATCTCGCCCGTTTTATATTGTTCTGTCATGCCATTAACATCACAAAAATGCTTTAGCAGTTTTGCAAATGCCATGTTGGTAAATATTAAATATTCTTTTCCGGTTTTGTCCCATACCTTTAATGTTATTTTTGTATAAGAATTTCCTGATTTCGAAATTGCATCTTCTACCGTTGCAACACGATATGGATAGATACCTTCCGGACATAAAAACCGCTGGTCAAGTTCCATTATTTCTTCTTCGGTGTACGGTGTAAATTTCATGGACAAGTTCCTATATTTTATTAAGTGAAATTTTCAGTTCTGTTTTTTGTGAGACACGTGCGCCCTCTATTTGTATTCCAGTTGCGAGGACTTTTTCTTTAATGGCATTTTTATCTGGCTTTGTTTCGCTTTTGATGATTTGTCGTGTACGCATAAATTCTGGCGGGATTTTTGATTCATCAATGATTTCCGTTCCATAGGGGTTTTTCTTGATATGGACAGTGAAATACGGACATCGGATTTCGTGGATAGCCAAGCTCTCCATATTGCTCTTAAGATAATCCATGCGCTTTTCAATTTCTCTGTCATAGGCGGCCTCACGTTCCAGGATTTCTTTTTTCATATATGCAATCTGGTTACGTTCAGCTTCCAGCTTTTTGACCCAGTTCGTCAAGGCTATACATTTTTCCTCAATTGTGATTGCAAGTGATTTTAATTGTCTGTCTGCTTCCTCGTTTATCTCACCTGTTTCATAATCATAGAGTTGTGATAAAAGTTGATGGTGTTCTTTTTTGATTTCCCACAACGATAAATTTTTCATTAATGTGCCCCCCCATTTTGCAAGGTCATTTTTCTTTGATTACAGAGAGATAAAAATTCATCCGCCATAGAAGGATATTTATTTTTTCCGATGGCATATTCGTGACGAAGAAAATCAATGTTGCTTGCTGATAATAAATTATTTTTTATTCTTTCAATTTCTTCGTCCTCAATGTCTTTTAATGAACGCCCGTCATTCAACCATGCCAATAATTTTTCGCCTGTTTCTTTTGAAAGTTTTTCGTTCTTGCCTTCAAACAGTTTTGTTCTGTCTTTGGATGATGAATAAATTTTACTTTCCTTGTCGAGTTCAAGGACCGCTGTAAATTCATAATCAAGCCCCTCACGTTGTATTGGAGCAAGCCCTAACTTAACAGGTTTTTTTCGTCCGTTACCGTCATCCATGATTTCATAATGTGTTTTTGCCCGCATTGTTACGATGATATGTGCCTTTGAATGTAAAATAGTATTGATTAATTTATTTTGCCAAGGTGTGACTTGCTTCCATGCCATATAAGAATTTTTACTTTTTGATGCTTGGGTTGCTGAATCTTGCATATCAAGGACGCCGCCTTCACCTGACCATGCGTGCGAGAGCGAATCAATGATGATTATTTCATACCCTGCAGACTCACATGTTTTTATGGCGCTAATATAGCGCTCAGGTGTGAATGGGTTGTCTAACTCAAGGACATCAAAATCACCCATGTCTGCAAACAGGTCTGCGCTTTTGTTTTCTGTATCAATGATGACAGGTTTTAGTCCCATGCCAAACGCAATATTAATTGCACCTGTTGTTTTTCCTGAACCTGATACGCCTAATAATGCCATGCGTAATTTTGACTGTTTTTTTTCTGCTTTTCGTATCGTAAACATTTACACTGTCCCCCTTTCCCAAACGATTTCACCGTTTATTACGTCCTGTCTTGGACGCAGCCCTTTTTCGTACTTTTCTTCACGTTCGATCAAGGACAATTCGCGGTCGATTAATTCTTGCAGGCGGTCTTCAATAAGCTCTTGCAAAACTTCATCATTTGCGAGTGCATTATCAAAGAAACATTGCTTGTCGTGTTTGGCCAAAGATGAGACTTCTAGCTGGTAACCATCATGAAATTTAATGGCGTAATCATCTAGCAGCATGAGCCTGATATATTTTTTGATGTTCATTATTTGTCACTCCTTGACCCGTCCATATCGCCTTCATTGGCGTCTTCCAGTCCGTATTTTTCTACCGTTTCTCGTATATATGATACGTTAAAATAGGCTGGTGGTTCATTGACTAGTTGAAAATTAAACAAATTACTGTTTACAATGGGACTGCCCATATGTACGACTCCTTTAAGTTTATATTAGGGTTGGTAAACAGATAACGGGTTACAGCCTGTTATCTGTTAAAGTTTTAGTTTATTTTCTTAGTAATAATCCTATTATCGTCAATAACAATGTACTTTGTGCAACCATCATAATGCCCACCTTAATTATCATCCGGCATTCAAGGCTTTTTAAATCTTCCTTCGCTGCCAATGTTCCTGTTATAAAATTAGACATTTCCTCTGCCTGCACGTCCGCTATTTTTATATCTAATCCTGCTTGTTTTAATTTATTTGCGTAAGTTATTGCGTTGAAGGTAGACGTTTTCATTTATATTTCCTCGTTGTTTATCAGTCCAACTATGATACCGTGGTATCATCTTTTGTCAATTTCTTTTCGCATTTTTCTTTATATTTTCTGAGCAGGTCTACTATTAGCATATTAAAGGAGATTTCCCGGTCAATGCCTTTTTTCTTTGCAAACGCCCATAGCTCTTTTGGGATGCGTATTTGTAATGATTTTATATCGGTCATATTTTCACCTTAAATTGTTTTCTAAATGATTGATTTTTATTGATAGTATCATATAATGTAATCACTTTGCAATATTATTGGAGAAAAAAATGTTTTTTGAATTTAAAGACGGGATATTTAATAAAACCTTACTAACAAGGGTTTTTGCGTATACGAATTATGATGAAAATAAGGGTGAAATTGAATATTACAAGATTTTTTTATATCAAGTTGGCGAGGAATATAATCCCGAATGGTTTTATAAATCCGATGAAAAAGAAACCTTCGAGCAAGATTTTAATTATTTGCGAAATATATTGTTAGGCAAAAAAGAAGGCCCTACTGGTGCTGTTGAAGTTTTATGCAGCGGTGGCGGTAGCACTGGCATTTAAAATAACTGGTTAAAATAAAGGAATAAATTATGTGTAAGAACACAAATGGGAAATTGATGAGAGTTAGATTAAACTAGGGTTTTTAGAAGCCCCACTCCTGTTGATGCAAGAGTGGGTTAACAATTCGGGCATCCAACCCTGCGCACCTCTAATTATACGGTGCCTACGGATTTGGTCAACCCCTAACTCAAAGGAATTCAGGATGAGTATGTTATTGGATCTAGGTCTTTTTCTTCGTGAAAACAATTTAATAAAAATTGACAAAAAAACAGGTGAAAAAACAATACTGCATATCTCATCATCAATGAGGGGGTTTTTATTTACGCTTGCTTGCCGGATAGGAAGCGATCCTTATACATGGGTAAGCCAGGAAACACTGGCTGAAGAGATGGACATAAAGCCGGATGCCATAAAAACCATGACAAAAAAATCCGTTGAAACACAATTGATCGAGGTTATCCCGAATCCTTCCGACAAGAGAAAAAATCTTTATCGTCCTGCATCTTTTCTTATCAATTATTCCCAGAATCGTCGTGAAAAGTTATCCACAATTGATGGATATGGCATCATTTTCGAGCCAAAAAAGGTGGCTAAAAGGCCACCTAATAAAGTGAGAAAGGTGGCCAAAAGACCACCTAGTAGGTGGCCAAAAGACCACCTAATTACAGAAAATAATGTAAATAAAAATATTTATAATCAAGAGGTTATTGAGTTATCCACAATGCCTAAAGAACATGAAACTAACATTATAAACAAACAGCCAATGACTTCCCGCAAAGAACGCGGGCTGATTTGTGATAATTTCTATCCAGGCCATGAAAACCAGAAACTTGCTGACAAGACGGCAATGGCTACAGGAAAGACAGGAATGTATCTGATCAGGAGATTTATTGATGTAATGAAAAAGTATGATGTTAAAGATTATGATTTTGATAAAAGATTCAGGGAATTTTTATTGAAGGAAATGCCAGCAAGGAAGGCTTTCAAACCAGGAATAAATAAAATAGAAGCTTATCTGTGAGATTGTTAAATGAATGAATTTGATGAAAAAGATGAGATAAAATGCAATTTTGTTATATGCGGTAAACCTGTTTTTGAAGGTGATCTTATTACTTCATGGAGATACTCGACGGTAAGGCTTTCAGTAATTAAAACAATCCATGAGGATATTAATAATTATTGTGGCTCAAGGGGTGGATGTGTTTTTTATGTATACAAGGACGAATGGTATGTATGTTCTGTTTCAATGGAAACGCTTGTTGAGGCAGTAAATAATTGCGCAAAAGAGGATTCGCATGGAAGCGATCGAGTTGGGTGCAAGGGTATGCAAAAGGTTGAAAGTTATTTATTTTAGCGAAAAAGCATGGGTGGACTGTCACGAAGACGTAAGCCGCCAGTTTACGAAGCTAAAGCAAATCGCAAAGAAGTTTTACGGTGACAAAGAAGAGCTTGAGGTATTGCGGGAGATTGCGAAGTACACGGATGACGGGATAAAGGAAGCATTTGAATGTTCTACGTAGAACACGGAGGTCAAAATATGAACGATTGGGCGTATAAATCGGCAAAGTATAAGCGGAATTACGCGGAGGGTTTGAAAAGCCTTTACGGAACCCAAGAAAGCGGGGCAGATTTGATCGCAGAGAAACGATCTCCAAAAAATGCGGCTAGGGTAGCAGGCAATACGATCGTTGATTGTGGAGTAAATTTAGCGGGTTTAAAGCGGAAGAAGAAAAGACGGTATCCAGAGGCTGAGGAACAGATCAAGCTGGTTGTATGGCTGCGAAAGGAAAATATCTGGCACCATGCTAGCCCAAATGCCGGAAAAAGGCCAACGAAACAGGGCGACAGGCTAAAGCAATTGGGCATGTCACCTGGGTTTCCTGATGTTGAAATTCCCGTGCCTCGCGGCGGCTACCACGGGCTTTATATCGAGCTAAAGCCGCTGGAAGGGGGGAAGACACAGGACAACCAACTGGCCTGGCAGGCATATTTGCGCAGCCAAGGGTATTGCTCAGAGATCATCCGCGGCTTTGAAGCAGCCAGGGACTTTGTGATTAAATATTTATCAAGTTAGCAAGGGAAACAGGATGTTAGTATCAAAATGCTGCAAGGATGTTGTATATTGTGCGAGCAATGATTGTGCAAGTTATTATGTTTGCAATGACTGCAATTTGGCGTGTGATGTTGTTTTTTCGCTGGATTTAAACGGAGATAGTGCTCATGATGACACAGGAAATGCAGGCAAAATTGAAGCGGTCTTTGGTGCTGCATGAAGGCAGAAAGAACTTTCCATACGATGACGGGCTGGGCAATATAACGATCGGGATTGGTTATAATTTGACTGCAAGAGGGCTGTCAGACGAATGGGTAGATACGCAGTACAACCAAGACGTTGCCTATTTTTATAATCGCTTGATGGATGATTTTTTCTGGTTCAAGGACTTAAACATTGACCGGCAGATCGTCCTTGTTGATATGTGTTTCATGGGATATAAAAAGTTTTTGTCGTTCAAAAAAATGCTGGGCTTTCTGGCTGAAAGCGACCATAAAAATGCAGCTAAGGAAATGCTCGATAGCGAGTGGGCGAAACAAACCAAAGGCCGTGCAGAAAAATTGGCCTGTGCCATGGAAGAAGGGGAATACCATGTTTAAGGAAATATTTTCAGAGGCGCTGCCAATTATTGAAAAGATCGCGCCTTCTATCGCAAGCGCAATAGGCTCGCCGGTCGCGAGTGCTGCGGCAATGTTTGGCATCAACCTTTTGGGGAACGCCTTAAACGTCAACCCTGTGAACCTCAAGGAAGTCGCCCAGGCCGTGCTAACAGACCCTGATGCACTTGGAAAAATAAGCGGGCTTGAGGCCATGTTCTCGCAATGGTTTAAAGAGCACCAATGTTTTAAAATGCCGACAACGGCCGAGATAAACATAAAGCTTGAATGGCTTGAAAAACTACCAGTATCGACATTATAAACTAGGACCATTTAAACCAAGGAAATATCATGTTATCTGATTTACAGTGTCACTCTTTAGATAAAACGGACTGTTGTACTCAACGGGCCTATGTGGATGATCGCTATGGCCGTAACATGGCAGATGATATGAAAACAGCCATAGGACTGGTTTTTGAACTAAAGGCTGGACTTGATAAACTTCATCCCGAATGTACACGATTAATTGAGAAAATACTCATGCCTTACAGATAACGGGCTTTAAAACCGCTAATATTGACTAGCGGTTTTATGTCTTAGAACCATTTAAATCCATGTGCCATTAATCCAAACAAGCTGCCAAAGCCGCCTACCATGATCAATGCCAGCCAGCGGAAATCTGTTTTTAGTTCTTTTAAGGTCTCCTCTGTTCTTTTATTAGAACCCTCTAAATTTTTGGCTATGTTTTCTATGGCTGTTTCAACGCGCGTCATACGTTGTTCATAAAGTAGATCGTATTTTGTGATCAACATTTGTGTATTGTCTTTCATTTTTACTTTCCTCGTTTCTATTTTTAAAACCATTTAAACCCATGTGCCATTAAAGCAAACAGTCCCGCATTGCTGCCGATGATGATGCCTAATAACCAACGAAAATCTGATTTAATGTCTTTTTTTATTTCGGTGACATCTTTCGCAAGTGTCTCCAATACTGTCTCAACACGTGTCATCCTTTGCTCGTAAAGAAGATCATATTTTGTGATAATAATTTTTTCTTGTTCTGTCATTTTTACTCACCTTTAGTTGCTTCGCGAAATTCTATCGCGCAACTAGCATGTTGCACTCTCCATCTTTTATAGACATTGGTTGGTTTTCCATTATCACTAGATATCTTTTCAAAATGGCCAGCAAACGGTTTTACATATTGATTACAGCGGTAACATGTTCCGCCAAATGTGTTTCTCATTTTTGTTCTTCCAATTGATTAATTATTATTTTGTTCAAGCGTTCTTTTTAAATGTCTTAACTTTGCAGCAACATGCCAATACGCCCTGTATATTTTCTTTTTTTTCTCATCGTCCGGATTTGTCAACATTAAATCAGTCGCGGCTTTTTCCACGCAACCAGTATAAAAATTTATATCACGATCAATTGTGTTCATTCTAAACTACCCGTCGATTGATTATTTATTATCGAATAAAGTTTTTAATTCATTAAGACTGGAGATGATCTTAGTATGTGCATCTCGTATTTCTTTTGCTCTTTTCTCATCATCTGGACGTGACCACATTAAGTCAAATGATGCTTTTTCCCTGCAGTCAATGTAAAACGCTATATCACGATCAATTATTCTCATTTCTAACTCCCCTTTATTTAGCATGGTCATACTATAATACCATAATATCATCTTGTCAACTGCTGAGCGGTTTATTTTATTGTTTTATATTTGTGATTGCCTTTGATTTTTATAAGTTTTTGGCTATATAATAACCAAATGAAACATCGATGATTATTATTGAGGTGAGATATGCCCGCGGGAAGACCAAGCAAATATACGCCTGAATTAGCAAAGGAAATTTGTGATGCTATTGCTAGCAGCAGCAAAGGGCTAGAAACTTTATGCAAGGAAAATCCACATTGGCCAGCCCCAAAAAATATTAACATTTGGCGCAGGAAACATGAAGAATTTCGTATCGCCTACGCGCAAAGTAAGATTGACCAGATAGAAACATTGGTTGATGAAATACTCGAAATTGCTGATGATACGTCAAAAGATACCATCATAAAAGTTGATGAAAACGAAAACGAAAAAGAAACATATAATGCTGAATGGGTAAACCGCTCTCGCTTACGCATTGATACACGAAAATGGTTAGCAGCAAAGCTTGTTCCTCGGCTATACGGTGACAGGGCTGTTAAAAATGATGAAGACAAAGAAGACTTTATTAGCAAGCACCGCGATGAATTGTAATATATGGATGAAAAAAAATTACGGGACATCGTAAGAGACTTTACTCTGTTTGCCCCTGATTGTTTGACCATTAGGACAAAATCAGGCTCGCTTGCAAAGCTCAAACTGAACCGCGCACAACTTTATGCGCACTCTCGCCTTGAGCAACAATTAAAAGACATAGGAAAAGTCCGAGCGCTAGTATTGAAAGGCCGCCAACAAGGCCTATCAACCATGATACAGGCAAGATACTTTCACAAGATCATCACGCGCATGGGGACAAAAGCCTACATCTTGACGCATGAAGCAGAGGCGACAAAAAATTTGTTCGAGATGACAAAGCGTTATTATGATTATTTGCCGCGTGGGCTTGCAACAAAAGCAGA